CCGATACCATCGTCAATTTGAGCCATTTCCATAGCCAATTCGCTGAAAGCGAATTGATGAGCAATAATCTTTGGACTGGTGAATAGTGTGTCGTATTCGGGAGCAATTGAAATCAAACCATCTGTGTTTGAATCTAATGATGCATTTTCGGGAACACCACCAATTCGGTCAGCACGAAGTTCATCTCCACCATAAAGACCGTCTGAAAGAGCCGTATTGGAGGCTTTGGTAATATCAAGGAAATTACCAGCACCACCAGCAGGTCGCTTCTTTAGGATTCTCCAACCACTTGAAGAATAAGGTCGCTTTGCAATAACAGACAATGCGTTGCATTCTCGGTTAAGCATAGACCAAACCTTTTGGCCGTAAATCTTGTTGTAAAGATTTGCGTTAATTCCTGTTGGGTCGCTTAATGAACCATCGTGAGCGACATGAATGCCACTTACTGTTCCTGCGGCTTTTAGCAATTGATTGCTAATATGCCCAGTAGCGTTTGTTCCGTATGTTTGTGCTTCTAAATCTGCAATTGTGTTAATATATCCAACCATGTTAAATCACCTCAAAGGTTTCCTCCAACCATCTTATGAATGTCAGACCAATCCATTTCGGCCAAATCATCAATACTTGGGAGTTCAATTCTTGCCTCTTCTTGAGCCTTAAGGATTGTTTCCTTCTCAGCCGTCAAAGACTTTCTTAATGCTGTAAATTCATCCTTAAGGGATGCAATCTCGCTTTGTGCGTCATATTGCGACTTTGCGAGAGTGTTTTCTCTTGAGTTCTTTTCTTCTGCGAAACGTGCTTCAAAAGACTTTTGCAAGTTATCATAAGCCAATTTTTCCAATTGTTCTTGACGGAAAGCCTCGTAAGCCTTCTCAATGTTAGCAACGCTCAAATCAAGCGTTTCTAGTTCATTGTTGCCAAATGCCTTAACAACAGGCATATCAGAAGATGTTGGGCGACCATTGTTGATAACGATTCTATCAGCAGGTTCACCAATTTGATTACCAGCACCATCTAATGTGCGAACATATGCCTTATCTGCGCTTTCAAAATCAGCATATTCAGAAGATTCCATTTCTGGTTCTTCATCATCTTTATCAGCCAGTTCCATCATTTCTTCCGTTTTAGGGTCAGCCATTTCTAATGCTTCCTTTCCTTCTTCTTCTTCTTCCTTTCTCAACGTATTGACTTCTTCCATCAATGCGTCTAATTCTTCTAATGCTTTTTCTAGTTTATCAGACATTTTTTCACTTCCTTTATCCTGTTTTAGAATATCGAACCTCGCTTCGGGATTAATTCCTTTTTCGCATATTGTTACTTCATGGAGTTCTAACTTACTAATTTCGTTATATTCTCCTAATTCGTCGTGGTTTTTCTTAGACTTTTTTAATGCCTGTCCACCAATGCTAAAAGACCTTAATGACCCTTTGCGAATACCTCTACCAACTTCTTTGGCTTTTTCAATATCATCTCTTAATTTGATTACAACAAAGAATCCAACATCATCTACTTCTGTTTTCCACAATCTCCCTGTTTTATCTCTATATGAATCTACTACTTCTCCGACTTGAACATTTGAATGATTTGTCATTACATTTCTATATTCGGGCTTTGACATAAATTTTTGAACTGCTTCGTTTAATGCTTTAAGCGTGATTAAGTCATTTTGCTTATCTACAATTTCAATCGAAGCATAACCACCAATCATCAGTTCATCACTTTTAATGATGATAAAATCATCATTTCTGGATGAACTTATACTGATGCTCATGTCGTTCAAATCAGTTTATCTGAGTTGAGTATATAATACCCACGCATTATTCAGTCGGTATGGTCAAGGAGTTAAACCTATCTTCATAGATATTCCACAATCCCTTGTCCTCATCGTCGTCAGCAGGTTCTTGTTTATAACCAGTCCAAGCAATCCACATTTTGTCGCCTTTACTCTCTACAACCCTAAAATGAATTTTAGTTTGGAATTTATTACCATTTAAGAAATATTCATGATAACCTTCTTTTTGAACACCTAATTTCACAGAACCAGAATCAACTACTTTTTCTCTTGAAGAAGTCTTTGCTACTTCTGCTGGATATTTACCTGCTTTACCAAACAAATCAAATATGTTGTCATCACTTTCTAGTTTCACAAACCAATTAATTGTTTCGTCTGCTAACTTCATAGCGATGTTTAAGTTATCATCTTTTCTAAGATATACTTTAAACTCACCTTCTCTATATTTTTCTGGAGTTTTGTATGCTTTTAGTAACTCAGGTTCTTTAATAATTTTATCCTCTTCAGCAAAGAGTTTTTTGGTTTTTGTATCGTAGCCAATACCATCTCTATTTTCAAACCAATCCTTAACCTTTGACATTTTTCCTTCAAGAATATCCTCATAAACTGAACTATGTTTCTTTGTTAAGAAATTGTGAATTTCTTTTGGTTCTTTTGAACCCATGTCCTTAAGATAATTAAAAACAATTTGAGTCAATTTAGATTGCTTAGTCTTCATAATCTCTTCGACTTTTGATTTCCACATATCCATATCAATTATGGCATTCTTAGACATTAGGTTGCTTTCATCAAAGCCGTAGATTGTAAAACCATCTAAGTCTGATTTTACAATAATATCTGCTTCACCGTGTATGTGGTCTGTAATTCTAATTCCCTTTTCTAATGCCTTAACATCATAATTTAATGACTTCTTAGTATCTTGAGAAAGCATTTCTAATGTTACTAGTTTATCAGGATATTCGACTTCGGGAACTTCAATAACCTTTGCAGAAAACAAAGTATATCTATCTCCATTCTTTTTGACTTCATCAACTTTAACTCGAATAATATCTCCAATATCTACATCTATTTTGGTATTCAATGCCTTACCAACATCCATATAGACTTTACCTTCAATTTCAGAATAAAACTTTCCTTCTCCTTCGGCTGGCCCTGCACCTAATGTATATGAATTTAGATTTGATTTTGTAGTTTTCTTATCAAGGACAATTAAATCCAAATCAACAAACTTTTTCCACTTAATCCACTTAGGATTCTTTCTTGTGCCTATGTAATACGTCGAGGTCATATCTTTGATAACTACACCTTCAGATGTAGGCATATCCATAATCTCTTTCGCATACTCTTCCACATCCTTTAAGTTATCAGCAGTTCTTGTATCTTTCTTTGATGGGAATGCTATTGCTTCTGTTGAATGCATTGAATAATTGTTAAATAAAGTATTGATTCGATTATCAAGTTCTTCTTCTACTAATTCCTGTTCATTATGTCGCATAATGTCAAAAACGTGCGCTCTTAACTTAGCGTCGGGGTATTTATTCTTAAATACATGAGCAACAGTATCAGCACGATGTAGTGCTTCATCGCCATCGAATAAAATTAACTCAGCATCGAGAATACAATCTCCATACTTTTTCTTTTTAAGTTCTTCAACTTGTTCTTTACACTTTTCAGAAATATCTTTTTCATTATATGAAAAGACTTTAACATTGTTATCTATCTTATGAATCTGTATTCTCATACCATCATACTTTTCTTGAACGAGGTAATTTCCTGAGAAGCCTTTTAATTCATTCATGTCATCAATATCGAAGATTCTATACATTGGTTTGTTCGGAATAATAAAATCACTTTTAGATTTTTGCTCAGACTTCTCAATGCCATCAATTTCCTTCAAGTCCTTTAAATCTTCTTTTGAGTATTTAGAGAAAAATAACGTTTCTAATATCTCTAAGGCAGCCTTAACTTTGCTTTCCACCTTTTTTGAGTCTTTATCGTCGCCATACTGTTCGATAATATAGAGAGGAATATCCTCTTCATCTAGGTCAAGTCCTTCCAACCCATCAGTTATCGTGTCGGCTTCCATGTCTTTAATACTCCAAACTTCTTTCGGAAGTGCTTTATCATCGTTTCTTAAAGCATAGTGAACAAATTTGACCATCGTTTCTGGAGAAGAGAGTAATCCTTCAAGAACATTCCCTTTGTATTTTCTTGCGAATGGGTCTGAAATTAAATCAGAACTGAATCGCATTTCTTTAATACCGTTGTAAATCTTTTCAGCGATATTACTTGTAGGGTCTTTTGCTTCTTTGTTTTCTAATTCGTTTTCTTGAACAAACTTTTTCATTTCTTTACTAAGTTCATTCAATTGCTCATAGATTTCTCTAATGTCATCAATTGCTTTACGCCACCTATTCCCATATTCTTTGGGGTCGGTGCGAGCAGATAGATAAGCGACTCTTGTTTTCTCGAAAAGACGTATAATCTCTTCAGAAGAATCTTTATCCTTTTCAATAAGAAGAGGCATGAATTATCACTTTTTCTTAAATTGACTCTCTCCAATATTGCTAAATGTTCTACCAACATTTTTAGGATATAAATATGCTGCTAGATTAACAAACGCACTAATGTATTTATCACCATTTGTTACTTTAGACAATCTTACGTTTGGATATTTTTTATTAAACTCTTTTAAAACTTCTGTGATTTCGTCTCTTTTCAAATTAATTGAAAAATGAGGCCCAACAAATCTAGGAGCGAGACTATTGGCTTCTCTTACGTTTTCTCCGCTTAATGCCATTTCATCATCAAATTTTAGAACCATTGACTTCTTTAAAGATTCACCTGCTAAACCATAACCTTCTTTATCTTGAGTTTGATTTGTAATTTTTGATTGGCTTGAAACGTTTACCTTTGTTGTGTCCTTGGTGCAACATGTGAGAAGTATCAAGCCCAAGACGGTGTATGTTCCTCCATACGGTTCTAAAGTTACCACCTTTTGCAACGATGTTGATCTTGCGACAAACCTCGGCAATGGAGATCGAATTTTTGACTGCATCTATGATCTGTTGATCTGTGTAGTTTCGATAAGGACGGGGTGGCATAAGGCAAAAAACCTTTCTAATAACTCAGAAAAAACGATAATCGTGTTTGGTGGCAGTTCACTTAGCCTGCGATTCTTTTCGGTTTTGAAAAATTCACAAACTTTTTTGTTGATCACGCCGCGATAAAATCGGTGATCTTTTCGACCAACGGACGGCACGCGGCACGACTCTGGAG